CCACGGAGTGTTCGCCGCCGCTGCCCGAGAAGGATGTGCGCGTGATAGCGGAAAGCGTGGGCCGGTACGTGCCGTCGAACATTAACGCGCCGCTGACCGATATTTGGAACGCGGAGCGCTTCGCGGAGAAGTACGGCGAGAACCTGCGCTTCTGCGCGACCTTGGGCTGGCTCACCTGGAACGGCACGCGCTGGGCGCGCCGCGGCAAGGATGACCCGGCGCTTATGGCGCTGGCTATGGAGTTCGTGAAGGCGCTCACGCGGCAGGCTGAGGCCACGGACGACAAGCGTCTGAAGGCGCACGCCATGAAGTCGGAGAGTTCCGGGAAACTGGCGGCCATTGTGGAGCTCTGTAAGTCGATCCGCGGCATAGTGGTGGAGTCGGACGCTCTCGACCGGGACAACTATCTGCTGAACTGCGCCAACGGTACGTTGGATCTGCGGACGGGGATCCTCCGGCCGGCGCGGCGCGAGGACCTCATCACGAAGGTGTTGGATATCTCCTACGACCCGGGTGCTACGTGCCCCAAATGGCTGAGCTTCATGGGCGAGATCTTCCAGGGTGACACGGCCTTGGTGGAGTACCTGCAGCGCGCGGTCGGGTATTGCCTGTCCGGGCTGACCACGGAGCAGAAGTTCTTTATCTGCTACGGCAACGGCCGGAACGGCAAGTCGACCATGTTGAAGCACCTCATGTACCTGATGGGCGGAACCTATGCCACCAGCACGCCCGCGGAGACGATGCTGGAAAATGACGGGAACACGCTGCACGCTATCGCGTCCCTGAAGGGCATGCGCCTGGTGGTGCTGAACGAGTTCGACGAGGGCAAGGTGCTGTCGGCCGCTAATGTAAAAAATATGACTGGGGGCGAGCCCGTTGTTGCCCGCCATCTCTACCATGAGCAGTTCGTGTACACGCCCACGTATAAGTTCTTCATGACCACGAACCATAAGCCGAGGATCAAGGACACGTCCCTGGGGATCTGGCGGCGCCTGGTGCTGGTGCCGTTCGATTACACGGTGCCGGAGGCCCAGGTGGACCCGGATTTGGACCAGAAGCTGGCCGCGGAGTATCCGGGGCTGCTTGCCTGGGCCGTACAGGGCTTCAAGGAGTGGGCCAAAACGGGGCTACCTGCGCTTGCACGGCTTGAGAAGGAGGCAGCGTGCTATCAGGGGCAATCCGACCTTATAGGGCAGTTTATGGAGGAATCCTTGGATGATGAGGTCGCGCCGGACTTTGCGGTGACCGCTGTGGTGGATTTTATAGGGGCGCTTTCCACCTGGTGCCGCGAGAATGGGGTGCGCTACGCGCCCGGTCGGTCGGCTGTGGTGGATTACGTGGCCAGGAAGGGGTACGGCCAGCCTTGCAGGGACACGGGGACCGTTTGCCGCGGCAGGATGTCGTGGAAGGGTTTTGCGCTGAAAACGGGGACCAAAAGCGGGATTTCGGAACCGGAGAGGTGGTGAGATGAATCTCACCGAAATCTCACCGATTTCCGTGCCAGTACTTATAAGTGTGTTTATAGCTATAAAGATAAATACGCAAATCGGTGAGATTGTGAGATTCGGTGAGATTCACTTTTTTTTTCTCACCGCGGCCACATTGATACTATATGATGTTCTCTACTCCGGTGAGAATGTGAGATTATTTCCCCTGTTTCTTTTTCGAAGAAAAAACAAAGTATAAAAGGTTTAGGGGCGATTTTAAGGGTAAATCTCACCGGAGAAGAGAATCAACCATGCGTTTATATATTAAGCAGACAATCGGATAAGGATACTCTCATGAACCACGACTACGAAAAAGGCAGGAAGGCGGGCTACGAGCAGGGCTGGGCGGCCTGCATGAACGCCCTGGGGAGCCGGCGCCGCAAGGCGCTGCTGAAGTACACAGACGCGCCGGGGGTGGTCTACAGGCCTGGGCCGGCGCCGCGGTTCGCCGCGGAGACGCCGCTGAAGCCGCGCCCGCGTCTTGACAAACGCAAAAAAGCTAAGTAGACTATATGGCAATGAACCTCACTTGGAAAACCGAGAAGCGGCGCGTCAGCGCGCTTATCCCCTACGACAAGAACCCGCGGCGCCTGACCGAAGCGCAGGGCAAGCAGCTGACCACCAGCTTGGAGAAGTTCAACCTGGTGGAAATCCCGGCCATCAACACGGACGGCGTGATCGTGGCCGGGCACCAGCGCTTGTCGGTCATGAAGGCGCTTGGGCGAGGGGACGAGATGGTGGACGTGCGCGTGCCGAACCGCAAGCTGTCGGTGGCCGAGCTCAAGGAGTATAACCTCAGGAGCAACAAAAATACCGGGGAGTGGGACCTGGGCATCCTGGCCTCCGACTTCGACATCGAAATGTTGAAAGAGGTGGGTTTTAATCCGGGCGAACTCGCAAAGATTCCGTTCGAAGGCCTGGACGACAACCACCTAAACGACGCGCCGCCGCTGCCCGACAAGGCTACGGCCAAGCTCGGGGAACTCTATCAGCTTGGCCAGCACCGGCTGCTGTGCGGGGATTCCTGCAAGGCCGCGGACGTGCAGCGCCTCATGGGCAAGGAAACCGCGGACCTGGTGTTCACGGATCCTCCGTACAATGTGGACTATGGCGTGAAAGGCCGCAAAATTTTAAACGACGCGATGGACTCGAACGCGTTTTATTCGTTCCTGTTGGCCGCGTTCAAGAACCTGTGCGCTTTCATGAAGCCGGGCGCCGCGGTCTATATCTGCCATGCCGACACCGAGCGCCTCAACTTCCTGACCGCCATGACCGCGGCCGGCCTGGTCAACAAAGAGGTGCTTATCTGGGTCAAGAACGCGCTGGTCATGGGCCGGCAGGACTACCACTGGCGCCATGAGCCGATTCTTTACGGCTGGAAGCCGGGCGCCGCGCATTCCTGGTATGGCGACCGCAAGGGCACGACCGTGCTCGAAAACTTCCCCTGCCTGCAGGTGGTGCCGACCGGGAAGAAGTCCTTCCACGTCACTGTGTCAACCGCGGAGAACCACGTGAGTTTCGAATGCTCGGACGTGAAGGTCCTGGAAGCGTTCACCGGGGACAAGTCCTCGGTTTGGTACTTCAACCGGCCGACTTCCAGCAAGGAGCACCCAACCATGAAGCCGGTGGAGCTGATCTGCAGGGCGCTGAACAACAGCTCGAAGCGCGAGGATATCGTTCTGGATCTCTTTGGCGGCTCCGGCTCTACACTGATCGCGTGCGAGCACACCAGCCGGAAGGCGCGGCTCATGGAGTTGTCGCCCAAGTTCGTTGACGTGATAATTTCGCGCTGGGAAACGGCGACCGGGAAGAAGGCGGTGAAGATATGAAGGGCGGCAAACAACCCGGAGCTGGCCGGCCTCTGTTTGACGGCAAACCGGAGGAATCTGTTCTTCAGCTATTGAGGCAAGCATGGGCGCTTGGCGCTCCGGACTGTGAAGCCGCGGCTCTCGCCGGAATTTCCCCGGCTGCTCTTTCCGTCTATCTTTCCAAGCATGACAAGATTTCTAAAGAAAAAGAGGCTTTGCTGTTAAAACCGTTTTTATCCTCGCGTAACGCCGTGTTAAAAGCTATATCTAATGGCGACGTTGACGCTGCAAAATGGTATCTTGAGCGCAAGAAGAAGCGCGAGTTCTCGACGCTCCAGCAGGTAGAGGTCGGCGAGCAGGGCCAGTATAAAGACTTGACCGACGACCAGCTGGCCAAGATAGCGGCCGGCAAGGCAACGCCGGCAGACTTCCTGAAATGAACGAAGAAGACCTGGACGCGACTCCGGCGCAGCGCGCGCAGCGGGAGCTCCAACGGCGCGTGGCCACCGAGCGCTGCAGGTACTACGTCCCGAATGGCCGGGCAGAGCAGTTCTTGAACCAGTTGCGCGCCTTTTCCCCCAACGACCCGCGAAACATAATCCTGATCCTCCGGGCCGGTAACAGCTTCGGCAAGAGCGCGCTGGCCTGCAACATCGCGGCCTATCTGTCCCGCGGCAAGCCAAACCCCTGGTTCGATTCCATTCCCTACCTGAAGCAGTTCCGCCGGCCGAACCGCGGCAGGATCTACACCACAGCCAACGCGGCCAAGAACACCTACGACGATGAGGTCAAGAAGTGGTTCCCTGGCCAGTCTTATGCGCCCAGCAAGGACGGCACGACGTTCAACAAGAAGCTGAAATTCCGCAACAAATCCGTTATCGACTTCTTCACGTTCGACCAGGACGTGGAGCAGGCCGAGTCGGTGACCCTGGACTGGCAGATCGCGGACGAGCCGCCGCCCAGGAAGCTCTGGGGCGCCATGAAGACCCGCTTGCGCTTCGGCGGCCTGACCATATTCGTGCTCACGCCTCTTGAGGACGCCGCCTGGATGGCTGACGAGCTCGAAACCCCGGAGCGCCTGGGTAAAGACGTTTTTGTCACAACGGCCGACACGGAGGACGCGTGCATCGAGCACGGGATCCGCGGCCATCTGCCGCACGCCTCGATCGAGTCTATGTTTTCGGACTTTGACGAGGCCGAGAAGGCGGCGCGCAAGGGCGGCGCGTACCTGCACCTGTCCGGCCGCATCTACAAGACCTACCGCGCTGAGCCCGAGTTCCACTGCCCGGTGGATATCCACGACTACCACATGGCCGAGTGGGACCGCAAGGACTTCACGCTGTGGAACGTGATAGACCCCCACGACCGCAAGCCGTTTGCTATTGGCTGGTACGCGGCGTTCCGTAACGGCGACCTGTACACCGTGGCCGAGTGGCCGGATGATTCCTGGCTGCCGTTCCACAAGCTGAAGGACTGCACCTACGTGCCTAAGGACTACGCGCGCCTGCTTAAAGAAACTGAGGCGGCGCTGGGCTGTGGCCAGGACCAAGGCCGGCGCGTACGGCGCCTCATTGACCCAAATTTCGGGAATACCCCATGCTTCGCTACCAACACAACGATAAAACAAGAGCTAAGCGCCGAAGGCATTAAACTGGGGTATTCCCTTAACTTTCAGGATCCGCCGGACTCTCTCGAGGGCGGGCACGTGGCCGTCAAGGCGCTGCTGGGCGACGTCACTAAAAACGTGCGCCCGAAGATGTACGACCTCGCGCACTGCAAGAACCACATCTTCGGCATGACGCGCTACGGCTGGTCAGAGAACCACAACGAGAAGAAGGGCCTGTCCGAGAAGCCGGAGCTCCTGCACAAGGACTTCCCGGATCTGAAAAGATATCTTGCATTGGCTAAGGCTCGTTTTATAGAATTACCGAAAGAGCAAATTATCCAGCGGGCGTCCTCTTACGGGAAGCCAGGCTATCGAGGGGTGTGAAGATGAAGAAAGTATTCCTGGGTGGAACTTGCAACGAGTCAAAGTGGAGAGAGCACCTCATCGAGCTTTTGAAAATAGATTTTTTCAATCCGGTAGCCCCGGATTGGACCCCCGAATGCATGGATGAAGAGTTGCGTCAGCGTGCGTCCTGCGATTTCTGTCTTTACGTGTTAACCCCTAAAATGACCGGAGTCTATTCCATCGCTGAAGTTATAGACGACAGCAACAAGCGCCCCGCGCAGACGGTGTTCGTTTGGCTGCAGGAAGATTCCGGTTTAACGTTCGATGCGGGGCAGCAGCGTTCTATGGGCGCTGTAGGTAAAATGGTGGAGCGTAACGGCGGTAAATGTTTCACCAGCCTACCCCTGGTTGCTAAATATTTAAACGGAGAGGTGTAAACGTGGCGCATATCATCGACCCGAAAACCGAGAAAGAGTTCCCCACCAATGTGGAGTTCGCGGCCAAGATCCAGACTTTCAAAGACGACGTGGCCTACATCGCGCAGTGCAAGCACTGCATGGGCCATATCCGCGGGCACATCAAAATGCCGGGCGCCGCGTTGCAGACCGAGCAGGTGGTCAATGACCTGGTGCTCTCAACCCTGGCGCGCCGGCACAGCTGCCCGCGCAAGGCGTCGCAGTGGGGCGACAAGGGCTTGCTAAACAAGATAGGGTCTGATATAATGGCAGGGTACGATCGCTATAAAGAGCAGCATCTCAAGGACAAGAAAACCGGGAGAGCTTAATGGACGCAACCTTACCCACGGACCCCAAGAAGCGCGAGGAATTGGTCGAACTGGCCAAGAAGCGCTACAAACTTTCCAAGGACTTCTTTTCCCCCAAGCACGAGATATGGGTGCGCTGTTATAAGATTTACCGCGCTCTCGCCGACGCAGTAGACAACCCCGACGAGGAGAACATGTTTATCCCCTATGCTTACGGCATAGTGGAGGACATCGTTGCGCGCCTGGTCGAGCCCATGCTGCAGAAGATGTCGGTGAAGCCGCAGGCGCGGTCCTCGCGCTTCGCACAGGCCGCCCGCAACTTCCTGGCGCTGGTCAAGACGTACCGTTCGCAGTCGCGCTTCCAGCTTGAGTTCACGGAATCCAAGCGTCAGGAAGTGATCGCCGGCAACGCCTGGGAAAAGGACGAATGGAAGAGCGAGTACGTAGAGGGCATGGAGTGGAAGCAGACCCGGGTCAGCGAGATGGTGAACACGCTGGTCAACGTCCTGGGCAAAATGGTGCCGATAAAGGTCAAGGCCACCTACAATAAACTCGTTGAGGTGGTGAAGCTTTACCCCAAGACCGTAGGCTATTGCGTGCGCTTCCCGTCTGTGTTCCTGGTGTGGCCGGAGCCCAAGGTCAAGCGCGTGGAGGACATGCACTGGCTGGTCGAGGAAGAGGAGTCGGTCGCGCTTGAGGACCTGCGCCGGCAGATTTATAAGGACGCCAACGGCAAGCAGCAGAACGTCTACAACCTCTCCGAAATAGACGCCGATTATAAAGGCCACACGCCCGGCTCAATAAAGCCTAATTTCAGCGACCGCAGCACGTTCCACGAGCAGGTGTCGGACGTGCTGGGCGCCCGCGGCACGCAGTCAAGCGCGCAGGGCAGCGAAACCTCGGACATGGACCGCGTCCACCTGCTGCACGTGCACGAACCCGGCCGGCGCTTCACGATCGCCAACGGCAAGTACCTGATTCTCCACATCGACAAGCCGTTCCACCGGCCCAGGATTCCTTTCCGCCTGCGCTGTTACACGCCTGACCCAGAGAACCTTTACGGCCTGGGCGCCATCGAGCCGACCGAGGACCTGTTCCTGGGCCTGAACGATATTCACCGGCTGTGCATGCGCTCCTGGGTGCGCGTTATCGGCGGCTTGGTGGCCTATCATGTGGGCGCCGTGCCGTTCCCTGACGACTGGAAGCCCAAGGCCGGCGGCCGGATCCGCATCGACCCGGGCGTGTCGCCCAACATCCACAACGCTATCGCCGCTATCCAGCAGCAGAACCCCACCAAAGACCTGATCGCGCACGAATCGAACATGAAGGGCCTGCTTGAGCGCACCATCAGCATCGCGGACCTGTCGCCTGGCGTGGAGGGCACGAAGCAGTACCACGAAACCGCGACCGGCCTGCTCGAAATCCAGAACCAGCTGGCCAAGCGCTTTGCGGTCATGCGCCGCGCGCAGCTGGCCTGCGACATTGACGCGCAGCAGTCCATCTATGACCTGTGCATGCAGTTCATGTTCGAGCCGCAGGTGGTCAAGAACGCGGACGTGGACGGTAAAACGCTGTACCCCAAGTTCACCCGGGACGACATCTGGACGGATGGCGAGGGCTTCGACTTCCTCATTGAAGAGGATCCGTCTTTCGGCGACAACGTGGTGCAGCGCAACCAGCTCATGGTCCTGCTCGAACTGGCCATAAAGTATGAAACGTTCCGCATGAACAGCAAAGACCCCGAAATGCTGAAATTCAAGGTGTCCGAGATAATGCGGCGCCTGGTGGAAGCGTTCGGCTGGACGTTCAACGCGGAGCTCTTGGCGCCGGTGGACGGCCTGCTCACGCCTGACGCGGAGCTCGGCATAATCCTGGAAGGCCAGATGCCGCACCCGAACCCCAAGGAGAACCTTATCGGGCACGCCATCGACCACATGGTCCAGATGATGTCGCCCAAGATCGTGCAGGGCGCGGCGTCCGGGCAGATAACCCCGGAAATGCTCGCCATGCTCAAGACACACATCGCTGAGACCACGCAGCTTATTCAGACCGTAATGGCCAACCCTGAGGCCGCCGCGCAGGCGCGCATTCAGGAGGTCATGAAGCAGGCGGGCATGACCGGCGGTCCGGCCGAGGGTATGCCGCCCGCGCCGGGAATCATGGCGCCTATGGGCACCGGGAACGGCGGCCGGCCGGGCATAGTACGCGGGGGGAACGAATGAACGAGAAAGAGTTTCAGGCTTTCGAGCAGACGTGTCTGCAGGAGATAGCGCGCGGCGAGCGCGCCCGGGAGCTCCTGGGCAGTAAGGTGTGGGTCGCGGACGTGCTGCCGTACCTGGACAAGCGCGTTGTGGATCTGTCCCGCGGATCCTCCTGGAAGCCGGGCACCGGCGTCTTTAACACGGACGCCGTCGCGCTTGGCGCCGCGTTCAACGGTGGCCGGGAGGAGGAGTGCTTGAACCTCTCGAATCAGTTGGACATCTGGGTGGAGCAGGGCTGCATTGCGGCCGAAAAACTGAACAAAGAGCGCGCGAAAGCGCACAAGGAAAAATGATGAAAACTATTCTTTTCGCGGCGCTTATGAGCGTTTGTTCTCTGGGCCACGCGGCTATGCCGACCGTGGTCTTTGACGGCGCCATCAGCTCCGTCACCGTGGCCTCGGTGTCGCTGTCCAGCTCGGCCGCGACCCTCATCTCGAAGCCCATCACTACCACCAAGCCGGCGCTGGGCCTGCCGCCCGTTACGTGGTCGTCCTTGACCCTCTTTAACGTGACCGCTTCGAGCGCCGTGTACGCGTTCAGCGACTCGGCCACGGTCGCGCCGGTGCCCGCGCTTTCCTGTTCGGGCGTGGGCGCCCCTATAGGAACCGGGACGCAGGCTGCTCCGTGGTCTGTAACCGAGAAGTTTATCGGCTTCTATCTTTGGGGTCTTTCGTGCGCGTCAGACGCGGCGCTTCCCATACGTGTAATTTACCGGGGTCATTGACATTTGATTGAAATGTTGTAAAATATTTACGTAAACCGTTCCGGCTCATTACCGGTTTAGGGCTGAACCCCACGGTCAAAGGCTTTGTTCAGAAGGCCGCGCTTAATCGCGTGGCCTTTTTTGTTTACAAAGCCAAAGATTTCAGCGGCAAACCCGCTTGATAAAACTTAAAGTGGAAAACCCACTTGGAGGCATAATGATAGCAGCAGCTACTACCGCAACACCCGTCCCGGCTTCAGCGCCGGCGGCGACGCCAGCCGCGGCTACCGCGCCCGCTACTCCGGCCCCTGCGACAACGCAGGTGCCCACCCAGCAGGCCGGCGGTTTCCTTGATCACATCAAGTTACCGGAAGGCTCCCCGGCTGATAATAAGCAAGCGCCCGCGGCCCCTGCCGCCGGCACCGAACCGCAGACACCGCCCGTCGCGCCCGGGACAACCCCGGACCCCGAAGCGGGAAAACCTACGCCCGTCGTGTTTAAAACCACGATCCGCGGCAGGGAGTTTACCGGCGAGGAGCTTGCCAAGGCATACGAAAACTCGACCACCGAGGCCTTACGGCTCAACGAGACTTCCAAGCAGTACCAGCAGCGGGTAACCGCGGCGGAGACGAAGATAAACGAGCTTCAGGCGAAGCTCGACGAGACGCCTCCTTTCAAGGTGCTGACGAAGGAAGAGCTCAAAGAGCTGGATCCCGCGGACCAGGTTGATTACGCCGTAAAAAAGAACGCGTGGGAAACGCAGCGGGACAACCGGAAGAATGAACTGGCCAAGGCACAGGAGACGCAGAAAGCGCAGGCGCAGGAAACCAAGAATTACATCTACTCCCGCACCGAGCACATGCTTTCGAACGCCGCCGACTTCCCTGGCTACAAGGACCTCATGCCCGTAATGGAGCAGATCCTTGACCGCGTGCCGTCACTGGCCGGCATGCGCGAAACCCCGGATGTCCTTTACTACGCGGCCTTAGGGCTTCAAAAATACAGGGAGGGAAAGGTTTCACAGAGCGCCGAGGAAAAAGCGCGGCAGGAAGCGGCGGCTACGGCTTCGGCCCAGGCTGCGGCTGCCGGCGGCGGCAATCCTCCGGCTCCTGTTGAGGCCACCAACCCTGGTGACGATGATTCCGACGAGGCGTTCAACAAGCGCGTGCTTGCTGCGGCTCCACGGAGCATTTTCACTCGGTAAATTCACGGAGGAAAGTAAATTATGCCTACAATGGTTACCACCGCCCGCGGCACCGGCGTTCTCGCCACCGAGACCCGGCGCACCCGCGACGTTTCACCCCTCATAGCGCAGCTCGAAGGCGACGCGGGTCCCCTGGTCACGCTGCTCATGAGGCTCCGCAGCAAGTCCTCGACTGACCCCAAGTTCGAATGGTTCGAAGATGAACTCCTGCCGCGCTTCGACGTGCTGGCCGGAGTCCTGGCCGCCGGCGACGCGACCATGAAGGTCACGAACTACAAGTACTTCCGGGCCGGCGACATCGTGCGCGTCAACAAAGGCGAGAAGGTACGCGTTACCACCACCCCCACCACCGTGGACGTGGCGATCGCGCGCTCCATCGGCTCCACGGCCGCTGCCGGCGCCGCTGTCGGCGACCAGCTGCACATCATCGGCAACAGCAACGCGGAGAACGGCTCCGGGCGTTCGCTACTGTCCACCATCCGGCAGGCGAAGTACAACTACTGCCAGATCTTCAAGCATCCGTTCGGCTACTCCGCGACCGCTATGGCCACCAACCAGTTCGGGCAGAAGGACCCGGAAGCCGAAAAGGCCAAGCAGCTCATCGAGCACAAGAAGGACCTTGAACTGTCTTTCATCCTCGGCGAAGCCAGCGAGGACCTGACGGGCGAGCAGCCCCAGCGCACCACCGGCGGCATCGAGGAGTTCATCTCCACGAACGTGCAGGATATGGGCGGCGCCATGACGGAAGCGGAGTTTAACGACTTCATGCGCCGCGTGTTCCGCTACGGCTCCAACGAGCGCGTCGGCATCCTGTCGCCTCTGCTGTCCACGGTGTTCAGCAACCTGGCCGCCGGGAAGTTGCAGACCCGCAACGACGACAAGACCTACGGCATCACCCTGTCGCGCTACCAGAGCGCCGGCCGCGTGATCGAGCTCGTTGAGCACAAGCTGCTCAACAACGATGACTTGACGGACCTTTCCGGCATTGCCGGCTGGGGCCTGTTCCTGGACATCGCCGACCTGCAGATAAGGTACATGAACGGTCGCTTCACCATCCTCAAAGAGAACATCCAGGCTAACGACGTTGACGGGCGCCAGGACCAGTATCTCTCCGAGGTCGGCCTCGAGCTCCAGCTCGAGAAGAAGCACGGCATGGCAACGGGGGTGACCGAATAAGGATTTCGCGCCGCGCTCGTCCGGGCGGCGCAAACCTTTGAGGTAAAAACATGAAAAATACCATACTGTTCGCGCTTCTTCTGCTGGTGCCGAGCCTCAGCTCCGCCATCAGCCTCCAGGACCTGCAGGTGCAGGATCTGGATAAAACCGCGGTTTCCGAGTACGTGCTGCCCGGCAACGCTACCCTGCTGAAGATCACCTACGTGGGTGCTTCGACGCAGTCGGTGGTGACCATCGCCGCGGACGCGTTTACGACCGCGGCTCCCATAGGCACCGCCGACCTGTCCTATGACCTGTCGGCTGCGGCCTACGACACGCTGGGCGAGTTCTGCGACGCGCTGAACGCCGAGGACGACTACAACTGCGTGCTGACCGGCGGCAAGCGGGACGACGACTCGTCCCTGCTTATCGACGTTACCGGCTCCGCTACCGTGGGCGTGGCTTCGTCTGCCAGCGGCTACTCCGTGGAGATAGACACCGCGGGCGTGGCTTCGGCGGACAACACCTACATCAACCGCCTGGGCATCACCCCGGCGGCCGGCAAGCGCGTGGTCCTTAAGTACTGCGACGTGCAGTCCGATGCTATCGGCACGCTGAAAGTATACGGCAAGCTGCGCAAGTACGCGAGCCTGTCCGACGGCGTGACGCGCAACGATACCACGCTGGTATCCTCGTTCGCCACCGCTGACGACACCGCTGAGGTTGACGGAAACATCTACGGCGGCGGCTGGCTGGAGTTCGCCAAGGACGCGCACGTGGTGATTTCCGTGGGGAACGCCAGCACCGCGCAGACCGCGACCTCGTACATCAGCTGTTTCTGGGAAGAGAAGTAAGATCCACAGCCCGGCAGGGTCGCGGGATCCTGCCGGGACTTTTAAAGCACAAGGAGTTTTCACATGAAAGACGTTATTTTCCACTGCGGCCGGTTCCCTCACCTGGTTCTCACGGTTTCTCCGTTCGGTCTTAAGGACCCGGTCGGCAACCAGAAAACAGCCCGCCACCTGCATTTCAAGGCCGACCCCGAACTGGGCGCCGGCATTCTGCGCCTCACCAACGAGGACCACGCCAAGTTCGTGCGCAACCACGAATATTTCAAGAACGGCAAGATCATAGAGGTTTCCGACGCCTCCGATCTGCCGGCGCCCAAGCCCGAGGACAAGGTAAGCACCGGCGTCCACAGCTCCAACGACGTGCGCGTGCCGTCCGGCACGGTGCCCAAGAGCGCCGACCTCCCGGTGAAGGCCGCCAAGGTTCCCGGCAAGAAGAAATAAGCCCATCGGTGTGCGCGGTAATAGTGCCGCGCACTGATAGGAGGAAACGTGCTTTCTCTCGCGTCCTTTGTCCAGCAGCTGAAGCGCCGCACCAAGTACGGCGACCCTGCCAACACCGCCGACCAGACCACCGCCGACATCATTCACTACGTGAACCAGCGGCGGTTCCGGCTTTGGCGCCGGTACCCCTGGGCTTGGTCCATCCTTGAATTCACGCTCTCCCTGGTGCCGGGCACCATCGACTACACGCTGGACGCGGCCGTGGGCGATATCATCGCCATAGAGGACGGCGCGGGCGGACATTTCAAGAAGCGCACGCTGAAGCGGTACCTGGACTGGCACCGCGGCAACAATAACACCGAGAGCGACAACCCCAGCGACTACGTGCGCATGGGCCAGGTTGCGGCCACCAAGGCGCTGAAGATAAAGGTTTGGCCGAATCCCTCGGCCGCCGCTGATCGCACCGGATGGGGCAAGCAGCGCATTTCCCGGTACACCGTGGCGGATCTAGCCACCAA